ATTCGCAGCGATGCCGGAGCAATTCGCTGGTATCCGTGAGATTATTAAAGACAAGACAAAAGTAAAACGCCCTACATTAACACAGGATGAACAAGAACGTATTGAGAATATGCTATTATGTTCGCTACTTTCTGAAGAAGAAATATTGATTACATACTATGAAGATGGTTTTTTACTTACTAGCTATATGACCGTCATTGATATTGATCCGTTAAATAAATCTATAATTTGTACGGATGCATTTTATAATAATATGACGTTGAAATTTATTGATATTATTGATGCAAAATGAAAAAAAGGCCGCCCAACAGGACGGCTTTCGTTTTTATCAAACTATTCTTTTGTATAGAAGTATTTAAGTCCTTTCATATCTAACCATGCTGTTGCTCGATCTAGTTCATTCCCTTGGCGATATGCTGTTTCAAATCTAACTAATCCTTGTTTATCTCCATATGAGATAATACGAGATTCATACCCAAGAGCATCCATCATTCCTAACATCTCAGGTACTAACGCTGTACCAAATTCATACGTAACAACTTTACTAAATTTATTCACGATAATCTCCACTCCTCCATCATTTTGGTTTGCTTGAATTGATTTGCCAACAATAACCTCAGCTACCGCTTTAGCTGCCTTATCAAAGTTAGCACGGTATTTTTGCATATCTGTTTCATTATCGATAAAGCAGATTTCTGGAAGTAGTCCGGTCTTCGTTTTATTAATCCAACCTAATTCTGTTGAAAACTTAATTCCTCTATCTCTTAATCCAAATGCATCGGCCATCGCTTTTGAAATTTTAGCTGCTAATTCTCTATTACCGTATGAAGGATGTAACCACACTTCACAACCTGTACCGCCTGGAGTGGCATTTAAATGGAACTGCAAATCTACATCACTATCTTTAACTCGTAAGTGGTTATTGGCTGCATTATTCCAAACATCGTATTTTGTCGTTCCTACTTCGTCAGAACAGTTCACATAATCCCATCCTGCTGATTGTACATATTTAGCAACAGCATCTAAGAAACGTCTATCCTCCACATGCTCGATTCCGTATTGACTATTTGCTCCTGGTACCTTTTGATTATGACCACCTGAACCTGCAAATTTACCCATTATTCAACATCTCCTTTTTGATTATCGTCATGATCTGACCAGATTCCTAAAGCGATACCAACAGATAATAAATAAGGCGCCAGTTCATCTAAGAAACTCTTAGCTTCTGGCACCCCGAATTTCGTAAACAAAAATCCAAGCAAAGAAAAAACCGCAACCCATGTTTTCCAGTTGCGGAATCGTTTTTTGATATTCTCTTTTGACATATTACATGCCACCTTTCATGAGTAATCCTAATAAGCCAGCTACAATTGCCCCTATAATAATTCGTAGAATCCACGTAGTATTGGCACTAATCTTTTCGAGCTGTTTATTGATATTTACAATGTCCTTTTCATTGACTGTGGTACGTGTTTCTAGATTACGAATATCACGTTGCATATCTTTCTGATCTGACTTAATTTGGAGGATCTCTTGCTTTAAATCTTGAATTTCTTGCATTAGTTCAGCTCCTTTTTAGGCAAAATAAAAAACCTACACTACTGTAAGTTTGGGTACTCTAAACTAGTAATTAATTTGTATTCTTCTGGCGTAAGTCTTTCTAACTCAACTACCATAACTAATTGTGGTTTCGTGCACCAATTCTTTTGATAACGGAAATTCCACTTTTCAAAATCAGGACTTCTCACTTCAGTATTTTCAGTTGTATTCGTCATTAATTTGTACCTCCAGTTGTTGGTTGTAGTTTTAATACTTCAATTTCTAACGAACTCACTTGTTGACCTAATGCGGTAACATCCTTGTCACTTTTCAGTTGTTTGATTTCCCTTTCGCTAAGCTGTTGGCCTAATAAAACAGATTCCTGTTCTTTTTGCATTAACTGTATCTCTAAATCGCTTACCTGTTGACCCAACTGACTATTTTCCTTCAACAATTCTTCCTGCTGCTTTTTTAAATCTTGTACTTCTTGTTCAGGAGTAATAGGTACATCTACATATTCATAGTACAACCCTTTTTCTTTATCATATTTTAAAACAGCTTGTTTTCCAGGTGTTCCTTGTACGTCTGGTAACTTATCTAATAACACCCCTCTCCATTTGCTTCAAGTTCCTTCAATTCCTCTTCAGTTCCTAAACCGTAATATGGATTCAATGGATCGTGGTGTATAAACTCAATACTTCCTGTTTTACTAAGCTTAATAAATAACATGTAATCCCTCCTATTCTCTTACAAGTCGATATATAGTAATCTCTCTAGTGCCTGAATTAACTGCGTATGCGTATTTATCATTGTCGAACGTCATCATATTACCGATTGCAGTATTGTCCTCGCTCATTGAGTAATTCACGGCATATTGTGGTATTTTTTTAGGTTTGTGTATCTCAACAAATCTACGATCACAAACTATAAAATTCCGTAATTTTTCTTGTTTCAAAATAGCAGTGTCACTATAAGCCCTCACATATACAATTCCCTGCGCGGGATCCAGTGTAAGTGTTGTTTTATTGTAAATACTAAAGTATTTTGTTGTCTCATTTCCTAAATCGGACCAGATAACAGCAACATCTCTATTTCCGACTCTACCAAATCCATAATACGATTGACTCCCAGTGAACGGGAGCGATTTTGATTGAACTAATTTTCCATCTTTCCAGTTAAATATAAGGATTGCTGTGTAATCATAGTCGAAGCAATACAGAAAATCATTTTCTACAAATGCCCCTGCACCTTTTCCTTGTAAACTCACAGGAAAACGCGAGTTGAAAGTCACCTTATTCGTTATACTTAATGTAGTTTTATTAAAATGAAAGCACTCTGCACTAGAAGCTCTTGCAACGATTAACAGCGAAATATCTTTATCTACATAGAAGACATCGCTTATTGTTCCTGTACTGCTATAAGGTAATTCTTTCACTTTACTCTGCGTTGCCTTACTGTAAATAATGATTGTAGTTTGTGTACATACTCCAAAGTAATCACCTAATTCGAGTAATCTCGAAAATGTTGTGATTTCACTTGGAAGATTAGTTATGTTACCTGTCGGTGTGGACTTTGCGAACCCTTTCAAACTATAAACAAAGCTCGTTTTATCTTCTGCAACCACAAGTATCTTATCATCACCAAGGTATACCACATTTTCAGGTTTAGGGATTCTTGTTGCATCTAAAATAATCGTACCCATTTTATTAAAGTACGATTTCTTATACAGTGGATTCGCATTACCGCCTATAATTCCATGATCTGCTAGAACATTCATGTACGCTCCACCTCATCTATAAAGTTGCCGTCTGCATCGTAAATCAAATCGAGCAAAGTTACCTTTTGCACCGCGCCATTTTCTAAATACTCCGTTTCAGTCCTTGTTAAATAGCTGCCGTATGCATTTGGGTTAGATAATACTGAACGCTTTCTAACAGTGCCATTAGCCATTTTGTATTCTGTGACTGTAAAGATATCATTCTCATCTTTGTTGGAACGGCGTGGCGTTAACCGTAAGCCATACTCCTTTGTTTTTGTTGTTAACTCACTTACTTTAGCTTGTACAGCGAATAGTAACGTAGAATTATCAGTTTGTTTTTCAACAACTTCTCGTACTGTGGATGCTAATGATTGGTTATACATCACCTTTGTATCGATTACGTTTGTTGTGTAAAGATGCTTATCCAAGATGGAGTATGTTACTGTGTATTCGGCTGTTGAATCAAAAGTAGGCCTATCTGTTTTAGACATACTTGCATACTCATTACCGAAAGCAACGTTGCTTCCTGTAGGTCTAATCAACCAATCAGAAGTGTTATCTACACCATTTTTGTATATTTTCAATATTTTTAAGGCCTTGTTTTTCAATTTAGACACTGGCAAAGTTTCTACATTTATCCAAAAATTTGATGAGGTTTCTGCTATAGATACCTTCTCTCTTACCACTACGCCACTACCAACAGTAACCTGAGTTGTACCACTTACTGCAAGATCACCTTCGACTTGTACCGTTTCTACAAAAGATTGTGGAAGTAGTGTAATGGTTTTAGTACTCTTGTCGATCAACCACTTCCGAAGTACTTTCCACTGCCCATCTTCTTGATACAAAACATCATTTACACCGTTTTGCCCTGCGAGTAAGATGTTTGTATATACGTACGATGGATTGGTTCCTGCAATATTCAGGGCTGGATTTAAATGTTGTACACCTTCCATATATGGGAATTTACTTATTAATTTTTGAGAACTGAACTCTGGATCAATATTAATCTTGTTGTATGTTGCTTGGTCTACTTCGTATAGTGCAACCATACCAACAGTCCATGTTAGTGATACAGAAGCTTTTCCTGTAAATTTATACGGTGTATTCTGAGCTGTATTATCTACAGTAACCTGTGCACCTGAACTGTTTATAATGAGGTAGTATTTAGCCGTTTCCACTGAAAACACCTTATTTGTTTGTGGTACTGCACCATCTTTTCCTAATACGTTCGCCAAAGTACGCCCTTGAATTTCAATATTGAGAGGTGAAGATATCGGCGCATTTATTACGTTTAATCCGTGTTGTACCGCCTGTGACTTCTTGTCCAATTCAACTAATGTAGCATTCCATTTATCATTTATCTTATTGATTTCATTGAGTAAATTACCTGCTGTGTTTGTATCAAGGATATTCTTTAAGTTCTGGAACCACGTCGTAAATTCAGTGTTATACCGTTTCTTTTCATCCTCCATAAACTTACGGAAGTCGGACATAATCGTTGTATTGTCTTCATCATACTTCTGCTTTGTTCGCACAAACCAATCCCAGTATTGATTAAAGATCATTGTTGTGTCAGCTTGTAATAGGGAATTAACAACACCACATAAATCTTTATTTAAGCGCACATCTGTTACTGCTTCTTGCGTGATAACGACTACACCATTTCGTACAAGAACTTCTGCAACCGCTAGTTCGTATGCATCTGCATCACGTTGTAAAACAGGTGCTACTGGTGAACTTGATGGAGTACCTTTCTTCACATATGCTTTAATCTCTCGTTTTTCATGGTCTAACCGTAATACCACACGATCTTTTCGTGAATTAACCGCATCTGCTGTTTGAATGGTTAAATCAAAGTCCATAGTATTCTGATACATATAACCATTTATCCATGCAGCGCCAGCGCGTAAAGTGACCTTCATGTTTGTGCCACTCGCTATTACCTGCAAGTTACTCGCTATGTTTGGGAAGTATCCATTCGTAATAAATTTATTGAAATAATTAGCCCAATCTTCTGCTTTGTATCTTCTATCACCATTTATACTGTTAAAAAAGCTAAATTTCTCCACTTTATCTACCTCCCATCATTAAATTTTTCAAATCAGGAATATTCGTACCGAATTCCGGTTGAATTGTGAGCATTCCATTTTCATATATTTCAGCTACTTTTGTAATTCTCGTTTTCAAATGGACACCCCACTCGCTTTCTATCAGAACCTTATCTCCTAAGTCGTAATCTCTTTTATAAACGTATTGAGAGTTATGATAGATTTCACTATCAAGTGTTTCTACAACCTTGGATTCAACTAATTTACTATTACCACGAGATACTAATAGTTTTTTATAAGTAACATCAGGTATAACAGTTCCATCTGCATCCTCATCTGAAATATCACGAGCATCCACAAATAATTCTCTTCGCTTCCACCCTGCAATTTCGTCATTTATAACCTCCGTTTTACGTGCAGGACCTTCTCCCGCACCTGCAACCAAAGCCATATTCGCGAAATCATCTATACTGTGCAGATAAGATTGAGACGTTAAATTTTCATTTTGAACAGAAAAAACAACAGGTTCGTTCTCTGCCTGATCAGGTGTTAAATCTAACCCTTGATATACATCAAATACGAACTTTTTGTTTTTTAAATCAAACAGGACACACCAACCAACCTCATGTTTCATTCCTATCTCTTCAAATAAATTAGATAACTGCTTCCCTGTAGATACTTCTTCAGTTGTACCAAATGCTTTATTCGACGAAACTGCAAGTCCTGGAATAACACGGTTTACATTATCGGGACTAATAGCATTCTTAATGACAAACTGCTTCAGTACATGATCAATATCACCGCTATATCTTTGCTGCCCCCACACAAATCTTCTATATAAGAACCAATTTAACGAAAAGCCACCAACTTTAAATACAACTTGGTTCCCAATTGTTTCAATAGTACGGTTCGTAATAATAGCCGCTTCACACGGCTTGTTTATATCTTCTCGCTTCACAATAATAAATTCGTCTTGCAGAAGCTCTAACGCGTCTTGTGTGAAGTCTAGTACCAGCAGCATCTTACCGATACTGTAGTAACTTCTTTCAAAAGAAAAAGAGCGATAGATATCTATCACTCCTTGAAATTCAAAGTCCATATTGAACACATATAATTCCATCATTACACCCCCAACAATTTAGGAGTGTGATATACACTCATTTCCATCATATTGAATTTCTCTTCAGCATCATGTTTTAGTAAATTTCCACCTACATTTAACTGGAAGAACGTACTGTTTAAATCTAATTTACGTGCTATTTTTCCTTCAATGCTGCTAGTTACTGTTTTTACACCACGATTTGTATTAATCGTAATCACTTCACCAGCAACCATTGTTTTAAGTATTTTAATATACTCACCTGTATTCACATTAAGGACAGAAGGATTCTTTACTGATCCAGATGCTTTAATTTCAATTTCCATCCCTGTATCTACATGGCCATCATTTATTATGTTCACGATTGACTGTGGATCTTTATATCCGAACTGCATCCCTGTATCATTAGGAATTTCAAAAGCGAATTCGAACGTTTCTATCCATGCCCCTAAATCATCCCGTTTTCTTTCTGTAAAGAATAATGGATCATGACAAATGAAGTTAACCTCACCTTTTTGAAACCTTCTCCCGCGATTTTCTGTACCATCAGGATAAAGAGGTAATGTCTCACATACTGCATGAATACTAACTGTGATGTAATCGTTTATATAAGTTAATACTCCCTGTCCAAACTTCGGATTTAAGCACTTAGTCAATTCGATTCTACGTTTTGACACCTCACTATACTCAGAACCCTCAATAACAAATGAAACAGGGATTTCTCTTTCTTCAAATACAGAGTCGATATAATTAGAACCATCAGTAAATGAGTTGTTTTGTGTTCGTATTTCCGTCTGTACATCACCAAGACCACCGACTAAACTCAATAAAAAAGGAGACTGACCGCCACCAATGTGAACAGTGTCTCCACGTGAGTTTGTAAATATCAATCGTTCCACTACGTAGTCAGCCCCCTTCCTAACATTAAGTTTCTGCTTGCTCGTCGTTGTTCTCTACGTGCTTCAGCAGCAGTTGAATCTTTAGGCATTTCAATGTTAACCGTGTTCTGTTGAATAACTTGGCTATTCGTATTATTTGTGGAAGTATTTTTGATCAACTGTCCTTGTCCAAATGTAGACCTTGCACTTGCTCGTGATAAAGTGTTAGGTGCCGTATAACCTGTAGAAATATTAGGAACATCAGCAGCTAATTTACCACCTACAACGTCTCCTAATTGGATGTTATCGTTTAGCACACTAAAGCTATCCTTTACTGCACTAGCCATAGCTTTTGCAGCTCTCATAGCAGGATTCTCCATTTGATTGATGCCCCACACTAAACCCTCACCAATGTAATTACCAATATCTCTCATTACTCTTGATGGGGACTTTACTTGCATTACGCTACTTACAGTTTTAGCAATTCCAGATGCGATACTCCCAGCTGCATCCCAAGCAGCTGAAGCCATTGACTTAATCCCATTTATTAACCCTTGAATAATATGTTTACCAATAGCAACTAGATCTACTTTACGAAGGGTATTAATTATACTCTCGCCGATTTTAGCCGCTCCGCTAATTACCTCGCCAATTACACTAATAAGACCTTTAGCTAATGCAACAATTAATTTTGCACCTACTTCAAGTAATTTAGGTAAATTTGAAATAAATACTTCCACCAACTTACCTATAATCGTGATGGCCGCAACTACTAATTGAGGGATAACCTTTAGTATTCCAACAATTAACTGGAGTAGTATTTGAATACCAGCTTCAATTATTTTCGGTAAATTTTGAGATACAGTTTCCACGAATTTAATTATTATTTTTACGACCGCGTCCACAATTTGAGGGAGCATTTTAATAATTCCCTCTACCAGTTTTATTAGCATCTGAATTCCCGACTCTAAAATTCTAGGGAGATTTTGAATTACTACCTGCGTAAATTTATCAATAATTTTTATAACAGCTTCTATTAGTTTAGGGAGCATTTTTAAAATCCCGTCTACTAATTTCATCAAAATTTGCATCCCTGAATCTATTATTTTAGGAAGGTTTTGCACAACAACTTGAACGAACTTTTCAATTATTTTCATGACTGCATCAATTACTTGAGGTAACACTTTTAAAATACCCTCAATTAATTTCGTTAATATTTGCATGCCCGAATCAAGAATGCGCGGTAAATTTTGAGATACTATATCTATAAATTTCGATATAATTTGCATCACTGTATCTATGATTAAAGGTAAAACCTGCATAATCCCTGTGATTAGTGAATTCAAAATTTGAATACCAGCATCAATTACCAAAGGTAAATTTTGAACAACAGAATTGACTAACGACTCAAGTATTTGAATTCCCGCTTCAATTAACTGAGGTAAAATTTGAATAATCCCGTTAATAATCGCTAGTACAATTTGAATACCTGAATCAATCAGCTGTGGTATTAATGGAACAATGGCAGAAATAAGCGTTGTTATGATTTGAATGCCGCATTCCAAAAGCATCGGTAAAACCTGAGTAATCCCCTGGATCAAAGTATTCAAAATCGTTAATCCTGTATCAATCAGCTGAGGTAGGGCCTGAACGATTGCAGAAATCAGCGTTGTTATCAATGAAATTCCAACGGTGATAATTTGAGGGAGCAGAGTTAAAATTCCGGTCACGAACGTTGTCATAATTTGTGTATAAGCCAAGACGAGTTGCGGAAGAGCTTGTGTGATCCCCTGAATCAGACTAACTAATATCTGAACACCCTTTTCTACTATCATAGGAAGTTGTGTAGATATGAAATTAGTAAAGGCAGTTAATGCGGTAGTTACGATTTCACCGAATTTTTGTACCATTACTTCTCCACCCACACCTATAGCATTAGATAAATGTGAAAACATCATCGTAATACCAATTACGAGTCCAGGTACACCGCCTACTATTATGCCAATCAGTGTTGGGATTAATTTGGCGAATATATCGATTAAAGGCGCAAAGTTTCCTTGAAATGCGCTAATAATCGCTTGTTTAATGTTTTCTAGAGCTGCACGTATCTTCTCACCAAATCCGACAATCATTGCTATTAAGGTTTCGTTTAACCCAATAGCTTGCATGATTTGCATTCCACCATCACTATTACCTGCAAGTGAAGCAGCGAAACCTTTTATAATTGCTTTCACTACATTTAGCGCACTATTTATTGCACGACCAAAAGAGACAACCTTTTCGATCGCCCCTACCGGGATACCCGCTGCAACTAGTAAGTCAATGTCAGCAGTACCACCTGCTTTCACTTCCTGGCCGAATGCCTTGAGTAATAATTTTATAGAATTTAAACCGTGATTCAACTTTGCTCCTGCGCTTGTAAAAGCATTTATGGCACTATCCGATATACCAGCAGCCCTTAATAAGTCCTGATCTGCGCTACCTTGTTTCTTTAACTCTTGACCAAATGCACCAATTAGCATCTTGATGGCATTTAAATTATGACCGATTTTTGCGCCAGCACCAGTAAATGCATTTATAGCTCCATCGGATAACCCAGCAGCATGTAATAAATCTTTATCAGCACTTCCTCGACTCTTCAGTTCTTGCCAAAAAGCCTGGAATAACAATTTCGTGCCATTTAATGCAAAATGTAGTTTCCCGACTGCCCCTGAAATTTTAGCGATTGTATTATCGGATAATCCAGCCGCTCGCATAAGCTCTTCACCAGCATCTTTCTTGCCAGTTAAGACCTTCCAAAAACCTTCGAGCACCTTCAAAGTATTTTGAATCGCATTTCTAAATGGCTCAACATGTTTATATGCATAAGCAAAACCAACTGCTAATCCCGTGATAGCTGCCGCTACTGCCCAGGCTACAGGGCTTGCCATAGCTAAAACTAATACAGCCGGCTTAATAATCATCCATAAAGCAGCAAATGCAGCTCTATAACCTTTGAGTAATCCCATTCCCGCCCCTAAGGGTAGCAATAGGAGTGTTAAGGCTGGAACAAGCATCATGGTCCCCTGTATAAATCTTGCTAATGCAGGGTGTGCCTCATTAAATGCCGTAACCATTTTCGCCATCGCGGTGACGGTGTTATAAATTGGTATCATGAGAGCAGCAAATGCATCGCGCATCGGTTTTAAAGCATCAGTTAGGGCCTCTATCATGTTTTTGTAGGATTCTGCATACTTAGGATTCATTTCCATATTAGCTGCATGTAATTTCCCATAGAACATAACAGCCCCTACCCCTACTACCAAGAATGCTTGTCCCATTCCCATTATGGATTGGTTGATAATACGAATCTGATCATTTAACTGTTTCATATTAGCATTAGGACCAAGGAATTCTAATGCTAATTGTGCTGCAGAACTTCTATTCGCCAATCGTTCCATTGCATTTGTTGCTGCTAATGTTCCTCTAGAAAGGTTATATAATGGATTACCCATTTGCTGTAAGTTGGCTTTTAGTTTACTTGACGTAGTAGACATGTTGTTCATCATACCGATTGTTTGAAGTATGGATGCTTGCGCCATTACGTTGTTTGCCATCATAGCATCATTAGCCGCTTTTTCAGCTTTACCAATCTCATTAATTTGCGAAATTAAATCATGAGCACTTCCGGAATATGTAGCCATTCCCATTGCCGCATCAAGATAGGCTAATTTCGTCCGTTTTAACTCTTCAATATGAGGCCTCATCGCTTCTCGCTGTTCTGCTTTAAGCTGCCTTAACCTTTGACTATACTCACTAGTCGAATTCCCCATGTTTTCGAGACTATTTCGATACTCATGAGATGCACGGTTTGTTGTTCTCACAAAATCATTCAATTGACTTTGCATAGCAGCCATTTCTCTTCGTATCTGATCTGTTTCAGCCCTAAATTGGACTACTAATTCTTCTTGTGTCGCCAAAATCTCACCTACCTTTCAATCAACCGAAGTTGAATTTTTGTAGGAACTCCATATTTTCTTCTGCTTTTTTCGCTTTTTCCTCGATAACTTTTTTGACTTCTTCCTCTGTAACCACTTTCGAACGATCGAATAGGTCTTTTGCTTTTAACGTCTTTTTTGTGTCGTAGTGATAAGCGGTACGCATCATAAGTGCAAACATACTAAATGCTTGTAGTTCATCCAGTTGCTTTTCTCTTTGTCCAATCATCATGTTCTGAAATTCACGAGGAGATAGGTTCATTACTTCAGGTGCAGATTTACCTAAGTATCTGAACCCATCCTGCTGAACTTTGTCTATTTCTTCTCGAGTGAAATCTCTTGTTCTTCGTCCGTTCCAAACATTTCGTCCGCCATTTCCTTCAGTTCTGGATTCTTCGCTACTAATTGTTTCTTCATTTTCGCTTTTAGCTGCTTCGTCTTCGCTCTGTAGAAAAAATTATCTGCAATAACCTCATTCAATACGTCCTCAATGTATTGCTGTGAAATTTTTTCCTGCTCGAATTTATTTGTAATTTCCTCAACCACTTTTTCACGAGTGATCCCTTCATCTGTATGCATTAGTCCGAAGTAAATAGCATCCTCAAACATTTCCAAGTTACCTTGAATACATGCACCGACAACCTCTTGTGCTCCACCAGGATACTTTTTATTCAATTCACTAATGGATCCGTAAGTAAGTTTTAATTCGTGTTCTTTTCCGTTAATTTCAAAACGCATATATATCAATCTCCTTTTTATTGGGTCTAATTTTCAAATTTAAAAAGAGCGGTATAAACCGCCCTTTATTCTCCTGCTCCCTTAGGGATTTCAGTTAATGTCTCTGTACGAGTTGCACCCGATAATTTTGTCTCTACTGAGTAAGAAACGAATTCGCCAGTAGATGACGATCTTTCGAAAGAAGTTAGCATATACATGCCGATTTCTGCTTCTTTTGTACGTTTATTAATCTCATAAATTTCAATATACTCTTTATTTCGAATTGCAGCTTTTGCAGCAGGGTAGAACGGGTCTCCCTCTGATAATGTACAACCGAATGAGCGAGTCTCAGACACCTTACCGTAGTCATTAATCGTTCTATCCTTTGACTCTGCTTCAATCTCATCAGCTTCAATACTGTGAGATTCTTCATTTTGGTCAAATGGACGGACTAACGTTTTCTTTAATGGATCTGTTGGGTCTTTAATCATGGCAGCAATGATATACTCATCACCACGATACATTTTGTTTTTAACTGTAGGTGTTTCAGCCATATATTTTCACACTCCTTAATTCGAATAAGTTTGTTGGTATTCAAAAATCATTGTTAATTGAGCAGAACCGACTACAACCGGAGCAGTAGTCACCCTGAGAAAATAGACATCATCAGTCGATTCACTTCCATCCTCATTCCGAAGATTCAATGTGTAACCGCTGCGCCTAATCTTATTTGCAATCTTATCAGCAAGCTCCATGGCTTCTTTTGTGGTTGCATTAAAAAACCTCACTGTCATGGTGTACAGTAAGGTGAAATGGTCCTTTGTATTTTTCAAATCATTCGTTGATAAGTGCGGGAAATAAACAGAAGGTATTCTTATCTCTTCCGGCACCTGGTCATGATAAACAAATGTTCCTTTTGGTAAATTATCAAAAACAAAAGCTTTCATAGAACCATGTATTTGTGCGTACATAGCCTAACCTCCATTCACCCACTGACGGAACTTCCGGTCAAATGCAGTTTGGAACATGCGCTCATAAATAGCAATTGCATTATCCCAATAAGGACGACCTTCTATGAATTTAGCAGTCAGCATCATTCCAGTTGGTGCATGCGGATCATATTCGAAATTATGTCCTTCCCATCTACCAGGAACAAATCGTCTTACCTGCTGCCACCCATCATTTTGAAGTTTCGCATATTCTACATTCGTTCCCACTTCTAATACTAAACCGCCATCAGAAGAACGCCAGATATTCCCGTCTCCACCCTTATCAAACGAATTAAGCAGTCGTCTAGTATCAACAACTGCTAATGAAATGATTTGATTGTGAACCTCTTCTAGAAATTGAAATCCGCTAGCTTCAAGCCATAAGGCAACATTCTGATCTAATCCATTTGCCATGCGATTCAGCTTAGCGCTGAACTCGCGGAAACCTCTAGTCGTTATTTGGTTAGCCATGGCTCACTCTTCCTCTCCGCTATGGCTTTTATATGTGTAACCTCATCAGTACGTGGATTTGTTACTGGAAAAGGGTTACGTATATAGTAAGTGACATTCGTATCTTTTTTGATTACTTTGTCATTATGCTTAACATCAGCATCCGACATAAACAACACTCTGATTTCTTGGTTGTTTACTTGGTTTGGAATTGATTGTATAGAAGTGGTTGTACTTTCTATAAAGTAGCAGCTTTGTTCTGCTATATCAGGAGTCTCCTTGTATGAGTACACTTCTTCTCCTGGTTGTCCATACTTACCTGGCTTTGTTTCCTTCTGCAAATGGTAAATATCATACTCGTGAACCATCATTCCTTGCAACGACATTAGATGGACCTCATTTTGAATGTGACTTTCTTTTTACCTGCATTAGGTATAAATCCCTTTAATAAATTAAGCACTTCAGGTTTGATGATACTTGAGCTATCCTTCGTATAAGAATAATCTCCACCACCAACACTTTCGGACTTAATCCCCTTCATTGTAGTCGTATCAGCGTTTGTATACGCATAATACTGTGCTAACTTCTTACAAGCTAGCTTTACCACTTCAGGAATTACCGGGAATTTCGTTTTATCAGCGAAATTAGCTATGTTAGGAATATTATTAATTTCTGTTTCTGCCTCAAGTATGTCCTGCTCCAATAGAGGAACAGGACGCTTCTTCACTTCAGGTAGTACAGTGTAATCAATCAATTCTTGAGCAGTAATAAGTGGCATACTTATCACTCCTCTCCTTTAGATTTGCTACCTTCTTTTCGAATTACAAATTGTCCATTACCATTTAGATAATCATAGGTTTTCTTTGTAACCTTTTCTTCTTGGTCCAATAAAAAAAGACGTTCATGGACGTCATATGTTTTACCAACTATTAATTTAGCATAGTAATTCAAAAGTCATCACTCCTTAACTTTGATAACTTTCGCTACTGCATCTTCCTCTTCAAATTTAGCATCCACTTTAGCAGTTAAAACAATAATGAACTTACGAGAACGGATATCTTTATCTACTTCAATTCGGATATTTCGGCTCATACCAACTACAATATTTTTAGGATGAGTTAATAGAATGTCAGATACAGTATTTGTTTCATCAGTGTATGGTTGTAACATAGCAATACCATCTACAGGAACACCGTACGCTGAAGCTAAACCGCCTTGGAGTGAGAAGTCACCAAGGTTTGTTTGTCGTGCTGCAACTTGGTCTTTCCATTCAACTTCTAATCCATGTGAAGTATAGAACTTCCAATCTTTAGGATTACGAAGGTATTTCGCAGGAACAGCTTTATAAGCTTTCTTAAATACATCTTTAGAGAATGCACCAGCGGCATGATCAATTACATGTGAAGTCGCTTGTTTACGTAATCCATCTAGTAATGTTAGATACGTATCAGCAGAAGATTTGTCACCATTAATAATTAATTCTTCGATATCTAATGCTGCGCGCTCTGCAATCATCTGCATAATCGTATTTTGTAAGTTATTACCTTCAATATTATTTTCTAACGTGTCATAAGTAATATGCACTTCAGCGATTACTTCTTTTGCATTTAATGTAACTGTACTAGTTGTTGGAGCAGAACGATCAGAATCTTTTAATGGTGTTCCTTCTACGCCTGGACGTAGAATACGAGAACCAAAACCGATTTTTTCAATTTTACGTGTGTCTGAAGCCATTTGAACAAATCGAGAGTCTTTTAAAATCGTAGGGGCATTTTGCACCATACGTAAAAATGTATCAGCTTGCTCAGGGTTCATTAAACCACCACTAGCTAATGTGGCAAGAGTAACATCCGCTTTTTCAATGATTGTTTTGTTATTAAGTGTCATATATATTTTCCTCCTTCAGGCTTACAGTAAGCCATTCCATACAGATTTTTTAACTTCTGCTTTCTCAACAACATCAGTATCTTGCTGATTACTAATACCCTGAGATTTCTTTAACGCTTCAATTTCTTCACGTAGTGGAGCAGTAGCAGCTTCTACAGCTTTCTCTACCTTGATATCCTCTTCTGTTTTTTCCTCATCAAGATTAAGATGTTTCTTAACAGAAGCTAATTCTTCCTTGATTGGCCCTAGAGCCTTTTCTACTGCTGAAGTTAATGTCTTTTCAAATTGTTCTTGGTTAAACTCCATATTGCTTTCCTCACTTCCTGCGCCTTCCGGTGACGGTGTGACGCGTGTTTTTAGATTTGTTAATGATTCAATAGCTGCATCTATATCAGCCATATTTGTATTACTAATTTTCTTTCCTGCTTTTTCTACTTCTTCAGCAAGAGAGATAACAGGTTTGTTTTCCCATGCCTTTACAACTGCTTCTGTTCCCTTCAACTCATTGATAATTTCAACAAATTCAAGTGCAGCTGTTTCAATACGATCTAAGTCGATAGCATCGGCGGTAGGAGCATTCCATAACGATTGATAGAAAGTATCTTCTAATGCAGAGAAAGATGCATTAACGTCCCGACGATGTTTGTTCTGGTTAAATTTATCCCTAACCTCGCCTTTTTGAACGTTTTCTCCACTAAAAAAGCCCTTCATCAATTGGAAGAAGGACTTAAATTGTTTCTCTTCAGTTTTCATTACTTCTTCCTCAATCACTTCTGTTTCAGCGACTCCCGCTAAAGAATAACCTGTCATTTTACCATCTTTAATGTCTTTCCATATTTCATCTGTGGCTTTTGTCACTAGTATCCATGTACCTTTAGTGATTGTTTCACCGTTTATTTCCATATCAACAGGAGCAACGTAACTCTCTACTACTTCACCTGCTCCTGCGTTAAAATCATGTTGAGCGTCGATGTTACGATACTTGGCAATGAAATTATGAGCGGATTTTTCTATTTCTTCCGCAGTCATGAAATCCCCATGTGCGTCATGAGTGTTTGGGTCATCTGCACTGCCAGGAGAATATACGATCCCATAAACCAACTTCTGTTCCTCGTCTTCACCTTTGATGATTCTAACTTCTTTTTCGAATGTTGGTTCTTGCTCACTTTTCGTTAAGAAGAACTTCTTTTTGTTTGCGGCTTTATCTACTATTGAAACAAAGCTAACATCTACATTTTTTAGTTTTCTTGGCATTTGTTCACCTCCTTTCAAATATGAATCAGCTTAATTTTAGAAGTCTTCATTTCTTGCTCAACTCCTTCAATGTTTCTTCCCTAATCTTCTGCTTCTCTTCTTCAGATAGTCCTAATATGTTGTTATCTACTGCAGGAGACATAACGCATTTGCAACGTACTCTTTCTTTAGCAGATAAGGAGCTATCACGCGGAAACATACATCTTTCACCAGATCCAGGTAGCTCAAACTCTTCCTCTACCGGCACCGTTGTACCGTCATACGCCACGTGATTATCACGAGGTTGGTTATTCTTTGCACCGCTATGACGCCACTTTTTACCTGTAACCGCAGGGGATTGACGATAGGATTCAAATTGAGAAGCAGAGCATGCAGCGAGTACTTCTGTCTGCGCTGTGGTCTTCGCTCTTTTACGGTCAAATTCCGGAAGTTTCGCAAGCTCTCTTGCAATCTCACGAATACCTTTACCCTTTTCTAATCCTTCATTTAACACGCGTTCTACAGCTTTGTGAGAGTTGACTTTCATGATCTTACCTAATTCATCCGACCAACTATCAATCCACTTTGTAGTACGTTTTGAGAAGATATTAAACTGAATATCCGGGTCAATTGCATCCATGAAAGCTTTTGTCATGTCCTTCATCGTGTAATTAAGAAACTTCCTCGCTGCTTTGCTTAAGCTTTTTGCAAAAGTATCTGCTCCAAATAGGCTACCAGTGACAAAATCGATAATATCCTTTATCTTGATTCCCTTTTCGATAGCATCCTTTTTCGTATAGTTCTTAATTCCATCGATAAAATACTTCTTCTGCTTCCGAAGCAGTTTAGCAATTTCTTTTTCAAATTCCTCAACGTATCCTGGTAACATGTCCAGTACTTCTAGATCGGCAGGTAATGAAGAGGGGAAATCATCAGTATCAGCCTTTTCAATCCACTCATTCAATGAATCCAGTAACTTATCAATCTTCTGCATTTTGCATCGACTCCAATAAGTCACGTAAGTCTTTCATTACATTGACTAAATCCTCATTTGCATTGCTATCTGCTGACTTTTGCAACGTTTCTCCTAGACCTTTTTGCCAACCGCCTACCTTACGATGTCTTTCTAAAACTAAAGCAACTGGCTCATTCATTTCAGGAATATCATAATCTGAGAACTCTTTATTTAGCATATTACCAGCGATATTACGTACATCTTGGAATGTTAATCCACCCTTATCAGCAAGTACCTCAATGGTTTTAACCATATCTTCCGTATTACTAATTTCTGACTTACGTAGGTTCACATATACATGTTTTAATCCGTATGGGAGAAGCAGTACATTATTAATGATATATTCCAAAGCACTTCGCTCCGGTTCAAATACCTGTTCCTCTGTAATCTCTCGTACAGATTCAGCAGTCGCTCTGTTAAAGTCACGAATATACCCTACATACACATCGGGTAATCGGAATGCTGATTGTACCTTCTGGCGTGACTTCTCGTCATACTCAAGAAATAGAGCGTCTTTTTGCAGGATATCTGCTAATGATTTCAACTCGATATCGATGTTTGGCCGTGCTTCTCCAACTATACCTTCCTCATCACTTTCCGCTTGCAATACTAAATATTTATGTTGATTATCTTCACCTTCAACATTTGAAACATAATCGGTAAGTGCTGCTTCGCTTTCTTCTGATAAAATGCCATTCTTCAATAGAATAGCCATTGGAATATGACGCCCTTGTTTGAAATAACGGAGATTTAACTCTTCCGCTTTCCTTGCACCAACCATGTGAACGACATGCGATACCCAACGTGGAATGCCGTACGGTCCATTACCAATCTTCAAATGGATAACTTCAGTAGCGTTTTTCTCCCCTAACGAAACTTCGGAAAACTCACCAGTCTCTTTATTTAAGAACCGTGGATCACCGAACTCTTTAAAGTAAGTGTCTACTGCTCCGACTCGTTGTACATAGCGACGGAATATCTTCTTACGTTTAATTTCTTTTCCGTTCACCAAGTACGTTACATCTTGAGGTTTGTTATCCTTACGTGTCACTCGCATGTACTGCGGTAACATATTTATTAATTCAGCAGGTTTCCCCTCTAAATTACGAATAACTTCTATATATCCATTGCCAGTCGTCTCTTTATCATCAATAGCAGTTTCAAGAATCTCTTTGAATGGCTTGTCGAAACTAAATAAAGGTATGATTTCTGTATCAACTAGCGACCACTCTGTCTTCATTTCAGGAGTTTCCTTGTCGTCCTGTTGTTTATACTTCATTTCATGACCAAATCCAGCTATATTCCGCTTGTATGCATCAATACATTGACCAAGAATTGTACTATTTTCTCTAATCTGCTGCAGATCTTCTATTCTATAAGGTGGTTCGATAATATCGTTAATGGCATACTTTTCATCTTCGCTCTCCTGCTGTCGTGACAATACTTGAGTATTTGTTCCTGCCGCCTTAATTACTTTCGCACTAACTTTCCTTTTATTTGTCATTAAGCTGCTTCACCTCTTTTCTTTTTCTTCTTTTTACGTAATCCGTAAATAACGGTATTAACAAAGTATCTTGTTTCGTCCATATGGTGATCATTTTCTTTCAGTGGCTTATCTTCACCACGTTCTACAGATTTCTCATCCCATATATAAGAAGCGAACTCTTTAAATGTTTCATTGCAGCAGTCGTTAAAATAAATAATGCCCGTGTTAAGCGCAACACCGACATTACCAATACCCTCTTTAACATTATTTCGGGCCTTATATACTTTTCGTTTATTTCTAACTAATAAAGCTATAAATGAAGCAGCGGACGGGTCAACTACAGTGCCACGGATTGGCAAATCTCCTACGAATTTTTCAAAATCCTCGTAGTATTCCTGGTCTGTTTTCTGCTTTTCTGTTTCTCTACCGCTATAACGGTACTCTTTCACCTTGTACCATACTTCTTTACCTTTTTCGATGCATTTACCCCACAAACCATATACCATAGCGTTCTGCGTACCGTAGTCACAGGAAACAAAATATTCAACGTATTCCCTTTCGATTGTAGGAACTTTGTGTTTATCCTCATCGAACATATCGAATATAAGACCGGAAGCAGCTGCCCACAGCCCTAAAATATATCGTTTGAAGAAAACGCCGCTATACATCTTGTAATAACGCTGCTTTACCTTTTCAGACAAAGATAAGTTATCATCCATCGTAAAGCGAATGTGTAGTAAGTTCTTTTCTTTCGCCTTATCTAGCCATTCGGTTTTAAACCAATGATACGGCCCACCAGGGTTACAGTTAAACCAAACTTTTGAACCTTCTACAGAACAACGACCAGTCGCTTGGTTAACGAATGACCGAACCATAAGCACTACTTCATCAAAGAAGCATCCCGCTAAAGTGATACCTTGGATAAGATCCTGCGACGCTTCGTCTTTACCACCAAAGATATAAAAAAAGTTCGTTACGCCATCTTTAGTAATGGTAAGCATATTCTCACTGCGATGATCTTTAACCTTATAACCACGAGATTTCAGCATCTTTTTAAGTGGCGTTATAACGTTACGACGGTGCGAACCAATCGTTTTACCACACATACCGAAGTTCTCACCTTCGAATGATTCCATTGCCCACATAACGTAAGAAAGAGCCATCGATACTGTCTTGCCAGCACGAATGGAACCATCACAAATAATCCCATCATAATTTTTAACGGGACTGTTTGGCTTCCACCAAGTTAATACCTTCATCTGCTTCTTGGAGAATGGCTTAAACTTGAATGGAGCAGGTTTCTTTTTACGCTTTGGAATCGTCGTCATGGTCATCCCACACTTCCTCTACCTTACCTTCTAGCGCCTCTTTGAAACCGTCGTCTTCGTACTCATCACCATCTTCACCTTTAATACGAGCTGTATCGGCTTTTGTTTTTTCAATGTTAGCTTTCATCTGCTCTAACTTCAATCGTCTCTCATCATCAACATTTGCTAACTTATCGAACCTCTCAATCATAGAAGACAACGTTGTCATAGCGCGAGAATAAGCCGTAAGTAAATTAGCTTGTTTATCCCATGCAAACTGCACTGTATACGCGTCTCCATTCAGTGATTCGCTAATCATCTCTTTTGACATATCATTTTGAGTACGAACATGCATAATACGTTGTGAATTAAGGATGTTGAAGTATTGCAGTTGAATAGAATGGAATAGCATATCTAATTCAGTATGGTTTTGTATTTCATCCAGCAATTCCATTGCACGTGGATCGTCACTCGGGATTATCTTCCTAAATAACCCATGCGTCATAGCGTTATGGTTACCTTTTGGTGGACCATGCCCTACAGCATTCTTATTACCATACTTAGGGTTCTTGTTACCCGAATTACCCACTGCGTTCTTATTACCAATGGGTGCACCTGTTTTCTTTTGTGTGCGCACTTTTTCCTCTTTTGTATGCACACTTTTTCTATCCCATTTATATCTGGTCTTCCATGACTTTACGGTATTTACACTGACATCATATTTCTCAGCCAGTTCCTTATACTTCATACCTTGCATGTAATCTTCTTGAGCTAACTCGTGTTTTTGTTTCACTTCATATCACCCACCACCCTCTATGTTAATAGGAAGAAACTTGTTCATTTCTCCCTTCGAATAAGTTTTTTACAAAGAAAAAAGACCTTGTAAATTACAAAGTCTTTTTTCTTCTATATAAACTTACAACTTTCATATTAGAATTAGTTAAATCCCTCCACCAGGCTCTGTGTTAGCAGGTGATCCTCCATAATCTCCATGTGATTCTAACTTTGGTGCAGGGTAATGTCCATGAGTATAAGATGGTGCTCCTGTATTTCCATGTGCGAAACTCGGAGACCATGTATCTCCCTTATTGTAAGCAGGCGCCCCTCCTGTATGCCCATGTGCATAACTTGGAGACCATCCCTCTCCATGAGTATAAGATGGTGATCCTCCATGGTCTCCATGTGATTCTAACTTAGGCGCCGGGGTATCTCCTCCATTAAAAGAAGGTGTTGGATAGTCTCCATATCCATAAACTGGTGCTCCCGTATGCCCATGAGTATAGGACGGTGCTCCTCCATGATTTCCATGTGCATATACTGGCGCTCCTCCATGATCTCCTACAGAGTCAGCTTTAACAATTCCTCCGCCATTTCCATAAGTAACACCAAAAATTCCAAATCCTAAAACAGATAAACTTACAACTGCTGTACCAATTTTCTTTTTCATAATCGCTCTCCTCTATGTGTATTTCATGTAAATTGAAATGAACATATTCTGGATATCCGTCATGATGAAAATTCGACTCATTTCATTACCATATATTTATACTTCTATGTATTTTTTTGTAAAACCTTCTTGTAATCTGAAAGAAATAGTTATTTTTTGTAAACTTTTAAATATGGTAACAAATTGTCTGTTTCACGATCTGGACTTCGTTGCCTAGCCATATTCACCACCTCGCGGTAATCCCTAATTTAGTCTTGAAATTCTCAAAAACTCGATGTATTATATTTTTGTGTTTTTCTCAGTTCCCAAGCCGAGAATACATCATCACTTATGAAAAGGACCCGAACTCCAGCGGGTTCTTTTTAATTACTTGAATTCATTTTTGAATCATTGTATTATATTTTCGGGTCTTGCTCCATAAATCATTATCAGGAGAATCTGCAGGTTTGCAGGTTCTCTTTGTCAAATAAAAACATCCATTATATGAACGCTTCATGTTATTATGATAAAGCTGTATTAATTCAGATTGATATGTAGGTGAGACTAATGGAAAATAAAGAACATGAACAAAAATATGATCTAAGCAAGATATACTCTTACACAGAATATCCTGATAAAATCAGCGGTCGCTGTGATAATTGCGGAAATACCGCATTCAAAAGTTCCGTTAAAAACTTCATCTATATAAGAGAATGCCGTAAATGCGGTATGAAGAAAAGTATCTAGCCCCGGATAGGGCTTTTTTCTTTATAAACTAAAAAAGTAGCGGATGCGCTACTTTAAAGTAAATTAAACTATTCCCTTTACTTTTGCTATTTCGTATAAAACAGTACGACTAACTCCAGTTTCATTACATATCTTCTTTACGGTATAACCGTTATTCTTACGATCTTTAAATAATTCCAAAGCTTGTTTCATACTTTCATTTGTCTCCGTGTATTTCTTCGGTTTTCCTTTATATACACCGCGTTCTTTTGCCTTTTCGATTCCCATCCTTTGCAATTCCTTATGCTTAACCCTATTAACGCCATGTATTTTCCCATGGCATTCAAGGCATAACATAACCAAATTGCTAATTCGATTTGTTCCACCTTTTACTAATGGAACTATATGGTGTATATCTAAATCATTTGTTTCTCCACAATTTGCACACTCTTTAGGTAAAACTTTTAAGTAGTACGTACGATTCTGTTCGAATTCCTCTCTACTATTCATTTTCACCCTCCTCAGTATTTAAAACCAATTGCTTAGAATCATGTTCTTTTATATACCTATACAGGGTTGCACGAGCTACATCGAACATCTCACATACTTCAACTTTCGTTTTACCAGAAGCAAGCATTTCCATCATACCTTGGATTTGTTGAGAGGTATGGGCTTTCTTTCTTCCACCTTCTCTTCCTCTTGCCTTAGCAGCAGCTACACCACTAATAACGCGCTCATTTATTACTTCGCGTTCCATTTCAGCCATTGCGCCAAATATATGGAATAGGAATCGTCCCATTGTTGTAGATGTATCAATTCCATCTTTAATAGAAACGAAGTGAATACCTTTTTCATTGAACTCTTGAAGCAAATTAACAAGCTGATGCATTGTTCTTCCTAAACGATCGAGTTTATAAACAACTAAAGTATCGTCCTTTCGAAGTTTACTAAGAAGCAGATGAAGTTCTTTTCTATCCTTCTTCGCACCACTTTCTTTTTCAGTTATGATTTCCTCACAACCGTATCGTTTCAACTCATCTAATTGCATATCCAAACTTTGCTTTTTGGTTGATACCCTCGCATAACCAAATATCATTCCCCATCACCCTTTATGTTTGATAGGTTAATTGTATCAATTCCCTGTCTCGAATTCAATTGTTTTTGATACATAGTTTTGATACATTATAAACATTGATATTTCGTTAATCTTGATTATGTATCATAATCAAATGTTTTTGAGACAGTGTGCTTATTGAGAATGATGTTTTAATCCTGCTAAAGTAGCTTCGATAAACATTTTCTCTTCTGGGCCAACTTGATCTAACAACTTATCGACTATATGTCTATCTACGTTAGCTAACAAAAATACGGCTATATTCGCTATTCCACTAACATAAGCCGTAGCATCTTTGCTTTCACCATTCATTTGCATAGAAAACGTAACATTTGAGTTCAAGATTCTTCACCCTCTATTTTCGTTCGTTGTGTTCGTTTGTTTTGTTATCTTTCCTTAACAACAAACAAGACGCCACCCAGATCACGGCAGCGCCTACGATAATTGATATTGGTTTAATCATTCGCTGCTTACCATTTTAAAAGTAACTTCTATTTCATTACCTAATGCTGGTTTGCTCACGTCTAATAATTTAAAACCAGAATTCAATAACGTATTTTTGCATTCCATAAACGTCGTTTGTTCTATGTTATCTGTTAGATCATAAGTAATAGTTGTTATCGTTTTTACTTCCATCATCATCCTCCTAACCAATTGTCCATCCTGTCCAACTTCACGTTTAATGTGTAATTTCTATATAACAAAGAAAAAGCACCCGTTATGGATGCTCTTCACTTATTTATGTAATTTCGCTTTTTCAAAACACACTTTACATTTCCCTTTAAATTCACTCGCATCATTATCGCTGATTTGCTTATTACATTCAGGACAATATTTCTGCGGATCTCTATCATAGTCATTAATCATTGAATTTTTAAAGTACCCCATATTCTTCCACCACCTTTATCCAATTATAACAAAAAAGAGCCGCCACAATTTAGTAACGGCTTTTTTTACTACTATAAAAATATTAAAGGGGATGGGAGGAATCTCATTCACGAAAGGGGAATTTCGAAATAAAGATTCATTTAAGGATAAAAACTAATTCTTATCCTTCTCCAAGCCACCGCATCAACTAGTATGGCTACACGCCCTGTGTTCGGTGACTGGGAGAAGAGCAAGAATTCCATAACCTCTTTCAACCGACGACGTTCAGTAGGCGCTCCATGCGTAAGAGCTGTCATCGGTTCAAAGAGAGCTAGGGACTCTCTTATAAAGGGTTTTTAATTTATATCAAGACGTATGTGTTTCTTCCGACGCCTTGTTTGAACTAACATATTTTCAAGGGGATGGAGAGGAGGCTCCACTATGTTAGTTCAAACAAAGAGCGGAAGCTCTCTGCTCATTTTGTTGTTTAAAAGAAGAACCTTGACTTACATTAGTAATTGTCGTGAGCAACTCCTTATAAATCAATTGAAACTTCTTTTATAACTTTAAGTTCAATTAATCTAACAGCCAGTATCCCAATTTGTAAAAAGATCCAGTTTTAACATTGAAATCAAGAAATCACATGACAGATGTGTTTTTACTACCTATGAGTCTACAAACGAAAGGCGGTACGTTTATACACTCAATGAGAAGTAGAAACAGCATGACGAATGCGAGTTATCTCACACCCGTCACACTGGAATATGTCATTATAATTATTCATTGGTCTTTTCGTCTTAACGCGGGTTCTTACCGCCTTGCCCGCCCTACTATGCGGTATACGTTACCGTGACATTCTCGCATAAGAACGTTTCACTGATAGGTGTACTAATCCTCTTCGATATGCGGTTGTCAAAGAGCTTGTACATATAATTTATCGTTTTTCCCATTTGCAAAAACTCCCCAAAAAATATGCTATTTCTCTGCGTTTTCTCTGCCATTTTCAAATTATTCCTAATGTAGTAGCGATCAGTTTAATTGCACTTTTCTTCTTCTCGTAAAAATATGAGTTTTTCATCATCAATTCGTTTTGTACGAATGAATCTTTAACTGGCTTATTATCTAAGAACTTCATAGTAATAATGTTTCTTTCGTCTTCATCCAGAATGTTATTCAACGCTTTTTCAATTTGTTGTACCTTCATCCTACTCGTTACCCTTGAATCACGTAATTCAGGGAATAAACTGATTCCTTCTTGCTCCACTTCATTACTAAACCGCATCTTAAGCGCTCTATATTCTTTTAAAATACTTACTACTTCCTTTTGTACTTTCTTATCATCGATAGCCGGTAATAATGTTAATTGTCTCTCCATGAAGGAATCCCCCTATTTCTGAATTTGTTTTTTTACATTCACATTAGGTACGTGAAATTTTACTATCTCTTTGTTGAATAAGGGAAACATGCTTAGTAAAGTAGCCCCCACCAATCTACTCTGCATGGTTCCACTATCCATTAAATCCAATCGATATAACTAAACTTAGCTGGTCTAGAAAAATACACATCTATAACTCTATCGTTACCCTCAATACGGTCCCACACATAAATTTTGGTTTTTGTCATCCGTTCAGCTCCTTTATAATTACTTCAACACGCGGCTTCTCTGAATACCATTTACTCACCTTTAGATCCACTACCTGGCTGTCATCATGCCATATGACCTTATTGAGCGCATCCTTTACGCCTTTTACGTAATTATCAACATCTGGCTTTGTTGTAGGTCTCAGCACCCCTTCTTCTGCTGCCAATGCTTTCTTTTTAGAGAAGGACTTGAGAGAAGGCTTGTACACCTTCACCTCGAGTTGTAACGGCCCTTCCAATAATTTCTCCGGTGCATACTGTGAAGCTACTAAGCCAACATATTGCTTAAAGTTTCTTGATTTCATTGGATCTCTCATATTAATCTTTCCGTTACGAATACCTGCTCTCGGTCTACCTTGAGCTACTGGTTCTCCAAGTACTGTGAATTTAATCATGTTACGCCTCCATTTGTTCTTTGCACTCTTCAAGGAAATCAATAACTTCCTGCACATGCTCCCTTGTTGTCATACTCTCCATCACGTATCCTGCGTCGTTATAAACATTAACCTTATCCCCTGTAAACTCCATTCCACACATTCCGTCTGCACCTAATAGCTTTACGTTACCTTCCATTCTTTTAACCTCGCTTTCTATT